TAGTGATATAATTTGTGTATAATTTTCGATAAAATGTGTAGGGTCTTCAGAACACTTCATGTATTCTTGCATCTCTTGTTGAGTGTATTGTGTTTCAATACCTGCTCTTTTTACAAGAGTGTTACCGAGATATCCTTCGTTTTTATTGAGTGTCATCTTTTTTAGACTTCTTCAGAAACTTCTGTAGTTCTGATGTAGAACCAACATATAAATGATTGTGTTGTGTTCCTATCTTCTGTTCGTCTTCCTTTTCTAAATCTTTAATTTTCTTTTGAACATCTAAGAGTTTCTCTGCAACATCGGCAGTAGTCCTTAGAATCTGTCCAGCGACCTCATAAGCACGTGGATTTTCCATCTCTTTAGATAGTTCAAGGATTCCATCCAATGCATCCTGACCACGTTCTACGAGGTTGTAGAGGTTCTCTCGTGCATACTTGTAGTCCGTTTCGATGTTATCTGAACGGGAAGGGAGTTTAACAACCTTTGCTTCTTTTTTGATTTCGCTGTCGATATCTAAAAGGTTATTTAATTGTTTGTCTATATCTTTTGGCATAATTAACTTGAATCACTTGTTGTATCCTCAGAGTATGTGGAATCAGCACCGTCATCATAAAAACTCACTGTTTCTGCAACCACAAACGTATCAGTTGGGTCTACAGAACCTACAAATTTTAGTCTAGTGTTTGCATCTAAAGTTACAGCACTAGACAATCCAACTGTCAATCTATCTTCTGAGATACTTGAAACAGTAGGATTTGTAGATAAGTTTGTTCCGAATACTTCATCGTTTACACTTATCTTACTATTTATTGCACTTGCAAAAGTCACACTTGTGTTATTAGAAACTGCATTTGATGTCTCTAAGAAAGCAGGTTCGTAGTGTTTAACTTCTTTTACTAGACCACTGTTATCTATTTGTGTAGATGTAAATCCAGCATTAACACCATCTGTAATGTAATCTCTTTCAATAACTGAATTGATGATACCACCAGTGTATACAGGGCCGAAGAAGTATAACTTCATATCAAACTCCATTGTATATGTTATCACTCTTCTTGTTAAAAAGTCTGATTCGTATTCATCACTGTAAGATACACTTTTTAAAATGATTGGAACGTCTCTAGTGTCCGACATATCATCAATCATTTTCATTGCAACTGTATATTCAGGTTGGAAATATGGTAAAATTTGTTCGACAATTTGTAATGCATCGTGCATATTTTTTGCAAGAATGTCTAGTGTAAAGGATAAATTGTAGGGTGCTGGATTGTATTGATACTTTCTATTACTTCCACCCGTCTCTAAGGTTGTTTTACTATGTCTTATAAGTTTGTTTTGTTGTCTTGCTTGGTCATATTCGAACCCACTTAACTGGAATGCCATACGTGGTAATGAGATTGCACTTCTATTACCATCATTTAGATTTGGTTCCTCTGCAAGTCTCTGTAGAAACTTTTGTTTTGGGCCGTATGAAATAGGAACTAATTGTTCTGTTAGAACAGTTCCATCGTCTTTGATTTTTTTAACTTTGATATTATTAAAGAGTGTTCCAAAAATAGATACACTTCTTTTAATAGTTTCATTATAAAAATGGGTTCCAAACATTATGTAACCTCACCGAATGGATTTGTCTCTGAGAAGTCTAAGTAGTTATCTGCTTTTGTTTCAAAGTCTTTATTATCTGCTTGTGGGTCGTTTGTCATATCCATCACATCATCAATCGATGTAATTTCTCTTGCAGTTCCGTTTACACCAGTAATCGTATCACCAACTTGAAGTGTTCTAGTGTTATCTTTAATCATGAGTTTTCTAGTCGATGGTGTCCAACTCACAACCTCTCCAACTGTTGTAGTTACACTATCTATGACTGTTGTAATGTTTTCGTTAGCAACATAATTACCATCACCACCAGTGTAAGAATTTGCAAGTGTCATTCCGATTTGATATGCTTGTTGGTCTTCGATTAAATCTATATTGATATTTCCAGTATCGAAATCTTCTCCACTGTATTCGAACAATTCACATTGTAGTTTGAATACGAATAGTTTACCAACTTGATAGAAAGGATTCTCATGTTCTACAAATTTAATTTCGAACATAGAACCACTTAAAGGGAAGTAAATCAAGTCTCCTTCGTTTGGTCTTAGTGATGTTGCAAGGTTTGAATCTAAGGAAATGAATCTTTCCCATGAACGTAATGATATGATAAAGGTTGCTTGGTCTCTTACTTCAATACCAAACTTAGACATGAGGTCTCCCTCACCCTCAAATCCTTCTGTATTTTCAATATACATTTCGACACTATATGAATCACCAAACTTAGATTGTATATCTTCTCCAAAGATGGAGTCTTCTTCTACAATCTCTCTTGGTAGATAAAAGGTCTCATGTCCATACATTCTTAAAGACTCAACAACTAAATCCTCGTAAAGGTGTTGTTCAGTTTGAACTGCATGGTTAAAAAATACGTTTGTTGGCATAATATTAACCCATCATGTCCATGACTGGCATTTCAAAATTCAGTCGGGACTCTTCTTCTAATCTTGTAATCTCTTCTTGTGCTTCCTGTTTCATTTGAGACCCATCTAATGTTACACCCCCAGGCAACTGTATACCTTGGAATTTAGAAAGGTTTTCACCCCATTGATACTTGACTAATGCAGTGCAATATTTTTTCAACCACATATCGTTGTAAATATCAGTGAAGTCTGTTGGGTCTAGTTTTCTATAACACTCGATAATGATATACTCATCTGCATTTATATTACGAGTGTTCATATCAAGATACAATCTATTCATATGTGTATTATATCTGATAGGTTGTTGACCAACAAGCATTTGGTCTAACAAAGTGATATGTTGTTGTATCATTGAGTATTGTAGAATGTTTGTAGATGTTAAATCATAGATATCATTCAATCTTAGTTGATATCTAAGGTCAAACATGTTAAGATTGTGTTTGTCGTTGAACGGGAATATGTTTATAACTGATAATACATATTCAGGTAAGACAATATAATTGTTTTGTTGTTTAAAAGTTTCATCAGTATACGCATGAGTTCCTGCTGCATTTTCGGTGAAGTCTTCGTCACCTCTCATTGCAGTTAATTTATCTGACGTAAGTTGATGTTTGAGATACATTTTGATAGAACCATCATAATGATACTCACGGAAATATTGTAAACCTTCGTCTATTCTGTCGTCAAATTGGTCGTCATCGACATTGATTTCAAGAACAGGGGCACCAAGTTTTCTCTTGATGTATTCTTTTAATCCTGCTTTGCTGTTTGGTTCTGCCATAGTAAGTTCTCCTCTTACTATTTATACGTTTTTTGAACCTATTCGAAGTATGTCTTAGTTTGAAGTTTGTCGATTTTCTCGTCTATTCTCTGAATAGAGTTAAGAATTCTTTCGAAATCTTGTTCGACTTGGTGACGTGTTACATAATCTTTAGCGATTTCTTCTCTTGTTTTATTGATAAGAATGTCAATACGTTTCTGTTCTGCTAGAAGAGACCTCACAAGAAATCCTGCTGGAACCACTATGAGTGTGATAATAATATCCCAAAGTAAATGAGGTTGTAAAGTTATTTCTTCCATACAACTATTTAGAATATCGGGTTCCCTCTCTCGTCCAAATCAAAGACAAATTCATCAGGATTGTAATTTTCTATCTCACCAGCATTTGCAGTAGGTGTATCATAGTGCATTTCTATATTGAATGATACACTATACCTATCCTTTTTAGTAGGATTAGGTTCTACCATATGCATAAGTCCACTAGGAAACAATACAAGTTCTCCACTTTTTGGGTCAAAGTCCCAACTTGTAGCACCTCTTGGAGAGTGTGGAAAGTCTGCAACTACCTTTGCATGTGTATCAACTGCTGTAAAACATCCTTCGTCACCATCTGCATGAATATAGAATACACCACTATACCAACAACCATTGTGTAAGTGTGGTTTGTTCCATGCAAGGAAATCGTTTATGTTTGCCCAACAATTACCTAATCTCATATGTGCGATTTGTGGATTCAAACCATGAAAAGGAAACACTTCATCATAAAATAAGTGTTCAATTCTATTGATTAGTTTTTGAAATATCGGAGAGGACTCACAACCATCTTTAGATTGCCAACCAGTGTATGCATTTGAAAGTTGTCTACCCACTGGGTCTCTTTTTCGCATTGCATCCATTTCATCTTTCAACATACCCAAGTATTCTTCAGAGACACCTCTACTATCATCCAATCCTTCTTGTAAAAGATTTCTATGAAATACGTGTGTTGGAAATAATAATCTAACTGCCATCTTCTTCTCCTTGGTGGAAAGGACATTCGGGTGGTGGACTCTCTTCATTAAACATTTTACCTTTAGGTTTCCAATATCCCTTTCCTCTATATGGCCCAAAGTTTCTTACAGTTTCCTCTTCCATTAATTGTCCCCACTCTTGCATTGATTTACTTGTAGGTGTATCTTCAAACTCTGACGAACCTGTCCCACGATTATCTGTCCATGACTTATGTGTCTTAATAGTATAAGTTGCATTCCATGTTTCTCTTTTAAATGGAATGATTTGCACTAGAGGTGTTCCTTCTTTGATAACAAACGAATGGTCTACCTTAGGATAAAAAATTATTTGTGCATTGTCCATACCAACATTAAAGGTGTCGGTATCAATTATACCTTGCCATGTTGCAAAATATTTATTCTGAAATAAGAAAGGGTCTAGATAAAAACAAGAATAGCCTGGAGGTGTTTTTACATTCCATGCATTTCTCATTTTAAATGCATCCTTTATCTGACTTCCTTTACCTAAGTATTCGAATGCATCTGCAAATTGAGTTGTAGGATGACTACGTGAATGATAATCTTGACCACTTGGGTCGTATGCAGCGAATCTTACACTCTCTCCATCATCTTCAGGATTAGTTCCATTGATAACTTCTATATCTCTATTTGCAGT